CACGACGCCAATGCTGCCGACCGCCCCGGTGCGCGGCAAAATAATCCGGTCGGCCTGGGAGGCCAGAATGTAGCCAGCGGACAGGGCATGTTCGGCGACGAAGGCCTGCACCGGCTTTTGCGCCCGCGCCGCCCGGATGCGGTCGGCCAGATCGAAGGCCCCGGCGACCTCGCCACCAAAGCTGTCGATGTCGAGGGCAATGCCATGCAACGCAGGATCGGCCAATGCCGCGTCGATCTGGGCAGCAATGCCCTCATAAGAAGTGAGGCCCGAGGATTGCCCGATCCACGCGCCACGATGCACCAGCGTTCCGGCAATTTCGATCACGGCGATGCCGTCGACCACCGCGAAGGGCTGGCTTCCATTCCGTTGGTGGCGCTGGGCGAGATCAGTGCCGAACAGCGAAACGCGGGCAGGCAAGGCCGCGTGTTCAACATCACTGGTGGGCAATTCAACGCCCGCGAACGTGACCTCCTGACCAGTGATACGTGGCCCCAGCCCCGACAGGAACGCCAGAGCCTTGGCAGGGTCCACCATCAGCGGCGTGTTGAAGGTGCGCTGGGCGATTTGCGCGTGGTGCATCACGGATCATCCTTGGGGTTGGACTCGTCTTCAGTGTCTTCCGGCGCACCGTCACCTTCCGCGCCATCCTGCTTGCCGTCACTGCCGCTCGCAGTTCCCGGCCCCTGCGCCGGAGATCCCGGTCCCCGGAAATCGAGGCCCAGCGCCAGTTCGCGTTTGCGCTCGGCGGCAATCTCGCGGTCGACCTGTTCGGCGTCATAGCCGCGCTCGGAAATTGCCTGCGTGCGGGATTTGAGGCCCGCTTCGATCTGCACGATCTCGGCTGAGGCGTCCTTCATCGGATCGATCCAGTCCCATTTGGTCGGCAACCAGGCGCAGGCTTGGTACTGGCGGCGCTGGCCGCTATAACCAGGCAGATCGATGGCTCCCGACAGAGCGGCCACATCCAACCAGCGGGTCCAGACCGCGCGGCCCATCTGATAGACCATCACACTGTGCTGGAAGGCCGAGATTCGGCGCCGAAAGTCCACCAGCGATATCCGGGTGTTGGAGAAGTTGCCCTTGGCGGTGTCGCCGGTCAGATAGCCATAGGGGATGCCCAGCGCCGCCGCGATCTGCAGCAGGGTCCGATACTGGAACGGCTCATAAGTGCCGCCCGAGTCTGGCGTTGCGGGTGTCGAGACATCTTCGCCGGGGTCAAGCCGCACCACTTGGCCGGGCTCGACCTCCAGATCCTCCTCAGTCGGCTCCAGCGGGGTTTCCGGCGCGGGCGAGGTGATGAACATCGCGAACATCGCCGCGATCTTCTTTCGCTCCAACTCGGCATCGTCATAGAGGTCCAGCGTGAACAGCTTGACGATCGCAGCGGAAAATCGTGACACCCCGCGCAGCTGACCTGCTTCGACCGGGTCGAGGACATGGATCACCTCTGACGCTGGCACCCGTGTCGTCTCGCCCGCAAGCCCCGGATCGGTCATGTCACCGGGGTGGCGGCGCAAGAAGTGGTAGGCGACGCGGCGGCCGATGCCGTCGAACTCAATCCCCTGCCGGATCAGGCCGACGCCGGGCAATTCGCGGCTCATGTCCAGCGGCAGCATTTCCGCAGGCAGCATCTGCAATTGCAGCGGTACGGTCAGACCATCCTCGGCCCGGCGCGGCCGGATGCGGATGAAGACCTCGCCCGCGAGATAGACCTCGCGCGCGGCGCGGCGCTGCAGCCCGTAGAAGTCCGTCAGACCTTCGGCATCTGCATCATCGGTCCAGGCGAGCCACAGCGCCTGCAGCTCTTCCTTCTTTGCCGCGTCCGCGATGGTCGAGGAGGGTTTGATGCCATCGCCGACCACATTGCTGGCGAAGGACTCCACCGCATTGGCGGCATAGCCATTGTTGCGTGCTAGCCAGCGGGCGCGCGCGGTGATGGTGTCCCCGCAACCCGCGATCAGCGTGTTCACATGGGCGCGGCTGGCCCGGAACCCCCGCAGGCGACGATGGGCTTGTGCCGCGTCAAACCCACCGATGATCGACCCGATGCGCTGACGGAAAGCCTCGAACGCCATGGCTCACAGACCCTTCGTGGCCACGGTGCCCCAGCGCCGACGACGCTGGGTGCCGGAGGTGGCGGTGGCTATGCGGGTTTCCAGATCAAAGATCGCGTTCGCCAGTTCCGCGTCTGAGCCATAGGTGATGGTCTTGCCGTCATAGCTGACCGAGCGGACGCCCGCGAAGCGCGCCTCCTGCAACGCCACCAACAGCGCGCGCATCCGTTCCAGATCCATATCAGTCCCTCATGAAGTTTGGTGTGTAGACCCGGCGCTTGCGGCGCGGCGTGGTCGGTGTCCCGGCCTTGGCGGGTTGCGGCGCGTCCGTTTGCGGTGCCGCATTGTCCACGGCTGCCGGGGCAACGGGCGCTCGCGTTTCCACCCCGGCCTGGTCTTCCAGCCGCCGCCATGTGGCCTCGTCCCAGCGGTCCGCGCCCATGATCCAGGCGGCCGCCCGGGCATAGACCCGGCAATCCAGCGCCTCGTTGCGTTCGCGCATTTTCTGCCATTCGGGACGGGCATAGCCACGCTTGTTGCGCACGGTGACCAGCTGTTCGGCCACCAGCTGCTTGAGCCATTCCGTGTCGATCCAGTCGGGCAGATGCACGGTGCCGGGCGCATCGAACACGCCCAGCGCGCGGTCTTCATCCGAGGGCCGTTCCAGGCGCAGGAAGCGATAAGTCTCGGTCTTGAAGGTGGCGGTGGCGATTGACCAGAGCCGTGCGCCCCGGCGCAGACGTTTGCCGCCGATGGTGGCGTCGACAAAGGTCGGGCCCGATACCGGCGTCGCGCGGTTGAAGCCTTCCAGGCCCTTGATGGGCGAGACCTGATCAAAGCCCTGCGCCCGCGCCCATGCATAAACGGCTGCAGACTCGTAGCCAGTATCAATCGCCAGCTTGCCGATCACCATGACCGCGCCATTGGCGCAGGTCCATGTGCGGCCAAGCAGGGCAGTCAGCTTGTCCCAGCAGGCTGGGTCATCGGGACCACCGGCAATGACAATGTGATCGATCAGCCAGCTTTCCAGCCCGCGACCCCAGGCCCAGACATCGACCTCGATGCGGTCCTTCTGCACATCGACGCCAGCGGTCAGGAACAGACCACCCTCGGGGATCTGCGCTCCGAAGACCTCCCGCCGTTCCGCCAGCCGCTGCCATTCCGGCGCATCGCCGCTCTCGACCCATGTCTCGCCCAGCAAGGTGTTCCGCGCCGCGCGCAGCATTTCCTCCGACCCTTGGGCCGCGAGCCAGTCCCGCGCAATCTGCGCCCAGCTTTTCCAGCCTAGAGGCGAATAGAGCGCCGAGAGGTGGAAGCCGATGGAGTTCGGATCAGCCGAGACAGCCGTCGCGCACCATTCGCCGCGCTCCAGCATCTGCGTCTTGTGATGCTCGGCAATCGGCTGCTCGCAGCCCTCGCAGTGATAGGCTGCGCTGTCAGGTTGCCCCTTGTCCCAGCGTAGGCGCTCGAACTGCAGCCATTGCATGTGGCCGCAGTGTGGACAGGGCACAAAATACCGCCGCTGGTCCGATGCCTCAAACTCGCGCTCAATCCGCGACAGGCCGCGAATGGTCGGCGTCGAGACCATGAACACCTTGCGCCGGTGCGAGAACGTGGTGGTGCGCGCTTCGGCCAGCGTGACCGGATCACCTTCCTCGTCGGCCGAAGCCGGATAAGCGTCGACCTCGTCGAGAAAGATGTAGCGCGCAGGCATCGAGCGCAGGCCGGTGGCGGAGTTCGCCCCGGTCAGCACCAGGATGCCGCCGGGAAATTCCTTTGACAGCATCGAGTTGCCCGCGTCGCGCGAGCGCGCAGGCTGCACCCGCTCCTTGAGCGCCGGGCTGTCCTCAATCAGCGGGTCGATCCGCCCGCGCGACGACCGCTTGGCCATCTCCACCGTGGGCAGCACCGCGAGCATTGGTCCCGGCGCGTGGTGGATCACAAAGCCGATCCAGTTGTTGCCCGCCTCGGTTGCCCCCACCTGTGCTGCCTTCATGAAGCTGATCCGCTGCGCGGGGTGGCCCGGCGACAATGCATCCATGATCTCGCGCAGGTAAGGCGTGCGCGCGGTGCGATATTGGCCCGGCTCGGCACTGGCGCGCGACGACAGCTTGCGATGCGCATCGGCCCATTCCGACACCGTCAGGTCCGGATCGGGGCGCATGCCGCGACGCCAGGACCGCAGGATATCCGCGGCCCCGTCAAAGGCCAGATCGAGGTCTTCGGTCAGATCAGTGTCGGTTGTATCGTTGTCGTTACCCGAGGCTGACCCTGAGATCGGCAAGGGCGTCGAGTTGCGCTCTGACATGGGTTTCCAGCACCCTCTGCAGGATCGCGGCCTCGATGATCACCGGGCGCTCCGGTTGCTCCGGATTGCCCGATTGTTTTTCCACCTCCGCGGCCACTTCCGCCACCATCAGCGCCGCCACCCTGCTGGGCCAGGTGACCCAGACGTCGCGCTCCTGCCGCGCAAGGCGAAACACCAGCGTTTCCGCCCGGGCGCGATCCACCAGCGTGCCCTTCTTCTTCTGGATCGCCAGCTGGCGTTCCTGCGCCTGGTAGACGGTCAGCGCGGTGCGGGCCTTCAGATAGGAGGAGCTGTCAGCAGGACCGGAAAACCCGGTATCGCTGCCGGTGCTGCGGCGCTGCTGGTCCGGATCGGTCATCTCGGCGCGGCGCACATCGGACGCGGCGGCGTTGATCGACCCGTCGCTGTAAACCGCCAATCGCCCGGCTTTGCGCGCCTTCTGAATGGCGCCGCGCGACAGGCCGGAATGGGCGGAATACTCGCGCTCGGACATACCTTCCATGGCGATTGGACGTGCCCTCAAGATATTGGAATTAAACCGAAATAACGTTCTTATTCAGTTGATTACACTCGCCCGTCGAGCGATTCTCGGATCAGGAAATAACCCCCGGATCGGAGACACGCCCATGACCATCGCCCATCGCTTCAACACCGAAGCCGCCCGCCTGCTGCCGCACATGGCGACAGACCTCGCGGTCGACCCCACGATCAACACGGCGGGTGAGATCGACGAGATCGTATTTCGCCGCAGCGAATTCCTCGGCGGGATGGCTTGCGCGATCCTTGCCATGATCGAACAGCAGGAATGAGGAGACGGACATGACCGCCATCACCACAATCCGCATCGATCATGACGCGCTGCCCGACCAGTTTGACCGCTCGCGCCCCGACGCTGTCGCCGCCGCTATCGAGGCCGCGCTGCGCGAGGACGGGATCACGGCCGAGGCTTCGGACGTAATCTCGCATCTCAAGGTCGAACTGCCCACGACGCAACTGGCCACTGCCAGCGCCGTGTTGGCCGAGCTGCAGCTGATTTAATGCCACCGAGTGTAATCAGAAAGCACTGATATTGCTCTGATTTGCCTACGATAATGGGCGCAGCAGAGCGATGGTGATGACACGCAAACGATGCAACTCACCAAACGGAGCCCCGCCATGACCCGCCTCAACCCTGCCACCACACCCCGCCACCAGCTACGCGCCGAGAAGGCCCGGCGTAATAAAGAGGCTGCCTTGAGCGCGTTCATTGCGAAAAAGGCGGAGATCGACGAGATGCTTGAGCGCCTGCAGGCCCTCAGCGCGGATCATTTCAAGGCCCACCCCGACAAGATCAATTGGGGCGATGTCGGAACCCTTGAGCATTACGCCAGCCAGCTCAAGCGTATCACGGACAGCGCGTTCAACGAGGGCGAATACGCCGAATAAGCCGGCCACGCCGCATGATGCAGCCCGCCAACGCGGCGGGCTTGCCCGGGTAGAAGGGCGCGCCACCGCGCGTCGCATATCACAACCGGAGGCCCCCATGCCCAAACTCACCGATACGCAAAGCCTTATCCTCAGCGCCGCATCCCAGCGCCCGGACAACCTCGTCATGCCATTGCCCAAGGGGCTGCATGGCGCTGCTGCGAAAAAGGTCGTCAGCATGATGATCGGACGCGGCTGGCTCGAGGAAGTCGATGCCAACCTGCGAAAGGGCGAACCGCTCTGGCGCGAAACCGGCGATGGCCACGGCACCACGCTGGTGGTCACCGACGCAGGGTTGCTCGCCATCGGGATCGAGCCAGCGGTGGTCAAGACCATGGCCGCGATCCGAACACATGCCGCCCAACCGCCCGCGCCCAAACCGCCAATACCGCGCACCGGAACCAAGCAGGCGCAGATCATCACCCTTCTGCAGCGTCCCGAAGGCGCTACGATTGCCGAGATTGTCGAGGCAACCGGTTGGCAAGCTCACAGCGCGCGGGGCATGATTTCAGGGGCGCTGAAAAAGAAGCTGGGCCTGCCAGTCACCTCGCAGAAGGTCGACGGGCGTGGCACGGTACATCGCCTGAACGCCTCCTGAGCATCTGAATTTCATCCCCAGCGCTGGAACAACCTGCGCAGCGAGTAGCTGCGCAGGAGTGATATGCCAACGAAAACCGCACCGATCATCAGGTTTTCGCCAAGATGCAGGTGCAGGCCGAACCATGGGAACACCACGATCTGTGCTGCGACGGCCAGCGCGTAGCCCACGACGACGTT